ACAAGTTGGCAAACTGCGCCGCGACCGCCTCACCTTTCGGCAATTCCCGCAGCACTCCGTAATCCATTAGTGCAATAAGGTCAACGGTAATCCCCTCGCCACCATTACGCCCCTTCTCGATTCCGATTCGACCGTTACCGTCCACGGCGTCAAACGCAAACAGAATCGTTGCGATTTCGAGTACGGCCTTCGTGGTTTTCACTTGGTTGCGCTTGGGCAACTTGATTTCTCGCCGGCCGTCTTCGTCGGTATCGCTGCGCTCGGTACTCGCCTGGATTGCGAATATCCCGACGACATCGTTTGCACCGATAATCCGCTCGAAATACCGCGCGGCCTGTTCCGCTGCGCCTCCCGCCGTACGGTTCGAATTGCGCCCGTACACATCGTCAAGCCCGTAGAACGGATCGATGACCACCGCGTCAATATCCGGATTCTGCGCCAATTCCCGGTCGAGATCCGCGAGTGTCCGCGTTAATTCCGGCTCGCCCTTTGCCTGCAAAATCAGCGTACCCGGATAATATTGGTTGAGCGCGTCGACCATGGCGAGAAAGTACGATTCGTATTCGGCGTCAACCTTGCCGGAAAGTATCGATTTATTCGGAATGCCCAGCGCTTGGTGCGTTTCTTCGTCGGTCAGCGCGCCCTCTCTCGCCGTGATAATCGATATGAGCCGCGCGAGCCATGGGTACGCCTTGACTTCATAGGACTTGACGAGTACCTTCGCGCCCTGACGCAGGAGCTCATCGACAAATACCTCGATGAGATACGTTTTGCCGCGGCCGCTCTCCGCCATGACACCGTAAATGTCGCCAGAATAGAGCCCGCCGATTTCAGCGTTGAGCGTTTCGAATGGCGTGCGCCAGAGTTTGAACGACTTGCCGGCCTTGCGTTTTTCGTACTCGGCGCGGAAATCGTTGCGCAATTCGTCTAGCGTTTTGCCGGCGGTTTTCTTAACCTGTGTACTCATTTTAATAGCAAACATATGTTCGGTCAATTGCGAAATAAACGATTCTGTGTCGAGCCGCTCGAAGTCTTTCGCTAATTCCCCGTTAAAATAATCCGCTAATCTTCTTTTTCCTGCGAAATCCTTAATTTTCCGCGCAAGGTACTCGAAGGAATCGGTGACGCCCGGAAGGTATTCGAACCGGCACTCGGCGGCGACCGTTACGTAAGATGGCGCGTTCCCGCCGTTCGCCTCTGCGTAAGCCTTGATGAACCGATAAGTCTCGCGTTCGCCCTCCGTTGGAAAGTGGTCCTCGTCGATCGCATAGCGCTTGAGCGCGCCGACATCGTTCTCGTCGATGATTTTCGAAAGAAATTGCGCCCCTGCGGACATATTAGCGTTCACCCCCGTTAGTCTTTCGCATGCCACGCTTGCTCGTTCCGGTAAAGTTAAGCTCCACGCATTGGTCGCGAATCCGATCGGCCAGGCGCGCGTCGAACACGTCGGCCATCTCCGCCATCGGCAAATTTGACGTATATACCGTTGGACGTCCGCTAGTCACGCGCTCATTGATTATCGCGTGTAAATCGCCGCGGAAGCCCTCGGACGCCTCGCGGAGACCAATATCGTCGAGGACAGCGAAGGGTGCGCTCTTGGCGGCTTCTTGCGCTTCGTAATAGCGGGCGGCGGCGGGCTGTGCGATTGAATCCGGGACCCGCGGCCGATTGAATTGGTTATACAACGATTGCCACTCGTTCACGTCGAGAAATACGGCCGGCCGATCAAACGGCTGCCTACCCCGCTTGAGCGATCCGATATAGTTAACGATGAGCCATTCGTTAATTAGCGCTGCGGCCGTTGTTGTCTTTCCGGTGCCGGGCGATTCGCTATAAAGGTACAGCGATTTGACCCGTTCGCCGCCATCGAACATTCGCGTGAACGTTGAGACGTATTCGCGTATAATTGCGTTGAGTTTGCGCTTGTCAGGGCCGACATAAACGTCGATATCCGCTTTGGCTACCGGCGACGTTGCCAGCGTCAGCAACCGGTAATCGGCGGGGACTCCTGCGCTGCCTACGCGTCCGCCTGTTCCGCTGAAACCGTGCATAGCGACATATGACGGGCAGCGAGCGTTGCATGAGTCACCGCTTGCTAACGTGCAGGGTCCGCGGAGTATGCATTTCGAAGCGTGGTTATTCAACGCTTGGACAGCCTCCTTTTCGTCTTTCATATTAATACGAATTTTTATTGGGATAACGATTTTCTTCACACGGAAAACTGGTACTCCTTAGCAAACTCATAAACACGATCATGGTCAATTAATTCGAGGACAGTATCCATTTTTCTGAAAGGAAACTTCCCTTGCTTATCTTCGTTGCCGATCAATTTACTTTTGTGTGTTTGCGATATGTTTATTCCCGAATACACTTACAAATCAGTGTAGAATGGTCGGAGTTTTTGCGAACACGGTCCACCAGGCATTTTGTCGTACAGCATGGCGATTATTTCGCTGCCTTTCTTTTCCTTGGCAAGTCCGCTTATCTCTTTGGCAACGGGAGACGGAGAAGAAAAGTGAGGTACGACATGAGTTGCGTCAACAGTTTTGGCGAGTCGCAATTCCGCGATTTGTTCAATCATATCGTCCAATTTCGAAATTAATGTTCCTACCAATGCCTCGTTTCGCTGAACGATTGCGGTCATACCGCGAACTGTAGCGTGTAATGCTACATTCTCAGATTGCAAATCAGTCAAACGTTTCTCAACAACCGCCATCGAATTTCCTTTTCCCCATACGCTCATTTAAATTCCTCCTTATTATCTTATAATAAATTCAGCGTCAATAACGGATCTTCCCTTATCAACGCAATTGAAATCATCCGCCAAATCACGTAAAGCTTGCGTAGCCTCGTTATATTCGCTGCGAGTTATTTCGTCCAACGTGCTTATTACGTGTTGATATTGTATTAAGTAGGCGTGGCGCTTCGCGAGATCGCGTACGGCTTTCGAGAACGACATTATCGACGTAGTTAATTCCTGCGAATTGGTTGCCGTATATCTGTCCGTATAGTTTTCGATATCGCCGAATTTTTCTTCGTATCGACGTAATCGTTCCTCTGCGGATGTATCGCGTACATACTCAACTTTCGGCGATTGTCCCTGCACGGATTCGAGAGTATCTCGTATAACTTCGTAGTCTGCTTCCGCCTTCTCCCGCGCCGCCCTTTCCGCCTGTAACGCCTTCTTTACTTCTCGTAATTCCCGCACGGTCATTTCATCGACCGTTTTCGTTTCGCCTGTTGACGGAACGGTGTGTGGCCGTTCGCGTTCTTCGGGTGGTAACGACGATATAAGATACAAAATGTCCACGCTTGCGATCGAATCGAAAGACGTCTTTCGATTTCCCAACCGGTCGAGTACGATTATGAAACGGTTTGCATACTGCGGGGTCATGTTGATATTCTCACGACACCACCGTTCCCAATGCCCGTGCGCCAAATCGTTTTCCTTAACGTGCTTCAACCGCCGCCCAATCTCGAATATCGCTTCGCCAGCGACTCGTTTGTAGGCGTTGATTTCGGCGGTAATCACGTTGATATCCGTTGATAACGCTAATTCCGTTGCTACAGCCACGCCATCACCTCATCGAAACCCGGCCCCGCCTTTTGCGCTTCCTCCCGTTTTTCCCGCTGCGCCTTTTCCGCCTGCAGCCGCGGTATAATCGCATTAATCCGGTAGGCCACGCAGAACCCCGCCGTCAATATCGGATACTCGCGCGTCGGCCGGTATGTCCGGAAACACTCATCGAATGCCTGGCGCAGAATTTCCGCGCCGTATTGATCGAGTGCCCGCTTGACTAGCGCCCGTTCAAACGCCCAATTCCGCATAGGTACGTATTGCTCGACGCCGAATTGTTCGCGGTTCATATCGGCGAAATAAGCGAGGACCGTCGCCGTGTTCCATTGGTCCAGCGGGAGATTGCGCCAGTCTTTACGGTCAACCTTCGCTTTCTTCGCGGCCATAAATGATTAGCACCCTCCTTAACGTTGAATATTCGTCTAACAAGTCAATCGGCCGGATATTCTTCGGTTCGTCTACGGTACCACTCAGCGCCTCCAATCGCTTTATAAGCGCCAAGCCAGCGGAGCGCAAACGCTCGTTTGCCGCCTTTAATTCCGCAATTTCCGCATCACGCTCCACAATCTCCAGCCACGCCGCGCTAACCTCCGCCTCCAACGTATGGCAGCGGTCTTCTGCGTCCAAAGCGCGCCGTATTGCGATCGGCCAGCCGGTACGGGCAAAGCGGAAAAATTCGTTATCAAGATTGGGATTTCCGATATCCCAACGCTCGCAAATCGCCAAGTCTGCGCTAAGATCACGTTTCATATCGGGATTCGCGTCGTAATATGCGTCTACGCCCGCCGCGATTTCTTGCGCGATTTCGGCGGCTTCCCTGCGCTGTAATTCTTCCGTAAGTTTGCGCTCTAATTCGCGTATTTGCGGTTCAAACAATACCATTAGCATACCTCCGCAGTTTATTTCGTAATGATCGCAAGACCCAGTATAACGGCGGCAATAACGATCAAGAATACGGAACCCAAAATTGCTTCCGGCCAATTCATTCCACCATCACCCCGATTTCACGCAGGATGTCGCGGGCGCGTTGGCCGCTATCCTTCTCAATTTCCGATAATCTAAATTCGCTTCCGTCATAGTTTTCTTCACTCGCATACCACAACAATGCCTCGACCAGTTTTTCCCGGTCTTGTACTGCCTTCCATCGCGCATAATAGTGTTGTGCAAGTTCATTTGCTTCATCTGCGTTTCGTTTCAAAGCACTAATTTGTTCCCGGAGTTCACCGGCATATTCGGCATGACGATAAGACGACATTTCTTTTTCTTTTTCCAGTTTCCGTGCGTAGCCTTCTGCCTGTTCCGCGATCTGCCTTTCTCGCTCATAGAGTTTGTGCAACCGCTCAATCTCCGCTTTCAATTCCGAAATATAGCGGTAAGCCTCATTAGTGCTCAACGCCCCTTCCCTCACTTTGATTTGAAAACACTCGAAATCTTCGCACATATCTGCGGCACCCGTTTCGTGCCCGTGCAGAGCGCAGATTCCGTAGCCTGCGAAACCCTTACCGCTTCCCAACCCGTTATCGCGATAATGTTCGCAGAAATCGCAGACAGCAGCGCAGCCATCACCGCATAGTTTCATTGGCGGCCCTCCCCTCAAAGATTTCACCCAACCGAAAAGCCAGCGCTACATCCTCAAGCGACTCAACGTAGTACGCACGCCGTATACTCTCAATCTCTTCTCTCAACCGCGCAACCTCCGCTTCTGCCGCCAGCGCCCGTCGTATAGCGTGAGGCCAACCGGTGCGCGCTTCAGCTATGAATCGTGCGTCCCATTCTCTACGCCATACGTCTACAACCGTTCCCACATGGCACTTTACGGTAATGTAATCGTCAGACTTCGAACCATCCAAACTCCACGGTCCCGCCGTAGCCGCCGCGCATATCGCAAGGTCAGCGTTGAGATCCCGAACAGGTTCGCACGGGACATCTCCGACATTCTGTCCGATTGGACATTTGTTTTCAGCGACAATTCCGCACGTCAAGCAATGTTTTCCCTTTGATTTATCCACGGGGTTCCTCTCCTTCCATAACAGCGAGTAAGGCGGCTTTGCAAATGGCTTCGGGGGCTGTTATCGCAAATGCGCTATATGGCGTTCCGAAGATTGCCTCATACTGCCTCTTATGAACAAGTCTCTTGTGATTTTTTAAGGTGAAATCCCATTGGTTCTCCTGCATCTTCTCCACCACTCCCCATGCTACGGAAATGTCGGTGGAATAGTAATCGACGATATATCCTT